TCGATGTCCGGAAGAAGGTCAGTCATTTCACCCCTCTCCCGAGAACCGATTTCGCCCACTTGTCGATGGACTTCTCAACCTTCTTATTCACCCTCCGCTTCTTGTTCAGCGAAGGATGCTTGAGCGTGTTGACGTCTTTCCATTTGTCGATTGCGCGGCCGAGCACGCGATGAGCCGGAGCGTTCTTTGTGCCGAACTCGATGCTGATCGCGGCCGGATCGTCGCTCCAAACCCGGTAAAACGGTCTGCCGTTGGAAGCACTCAGTAGCTCACCCTTGATGGACCGCTGAAAGTTCCCAGTCCGGTTGAATTTGCCAGCCAGACGGATAGCTTCGTCCCGCTTGGACTCGCCCTCATCTTCGAGCATTTCCAGGAGACCAGGCATGGCGAAGAGCTCTTCCGATTCCCACTGGCGATCGAACTCAAATTTCGACATCCGTCACCCCTGGTATCGGCGGATGCGGCATTCAATATGGTGCTCGCCCCATCCCGGACGATAGACGGAAGCGGGGATGCCGTAGACCTGATACGTGATGCCGTTGATAATCAGTCGGTCCGTACCCTTGACGTCGGTCCCTGGTGGAAGGAAGGCGTTGCCGTCAGACTCCAGCTCATCGCGAGACTTGATGTCCTCATGCATCTTCCGCTGGTTGGTGTCGAGCCATCCGAGAACAGATGTACTGGTCGGATTCGACCAGTCGAGGTTGATGTTCCCGTATCGATCCTGTGCCGGGCCGGCGCGCTGTATCGTGATTGGAATCGAGAAGATCTGATCTAGGCTCATCGGAGCTCAATCGTCCTGTTGCGACGGCCGCAGTACTCCTTGAGGATCTTCTCGTCGGCACTGGTGAGATCAACCTGTGCGGTTGGGAAACCATCGGCCATCCGATAGGAGTAGCCACCGATAGTTTCCGAGATCACGCCCGGAGATCCGGGCGCCATGAGGACTCTCAGAACCATTCCGGCAACAACGCCAATCACGTCATCCGGTATGACTGCATAGCCATGCGTGTACTGGATCTGATAGCTGACATTGCGCCAAAACCAATCCATATCGGTCCACACGGCGGGGGCATTCACTATCGCGCTCGGCGGTCCGAGCATGAGAGTCGCCTTCCCGTCCCAAGTCCACACCGAGTACGGCATGAAGCTCTTGCCGTCAGCATTTACTCTCGCGACGGCATCGACCGAGATAATCGGCCTCTGAGGCAAGATGATTTGGTTGTCGACGGGAGCGATGATCTCGGTCGTCTGAACTTGAGTGAAGCTCTGCCGGCAGTGCGCTCGAACTCGGCTCGATGCATCGACCAGAAGTGTTGCGGCCCGAGTCTGCTCAGCAGACGTCAGGGCCCGCGGCATGCGGTTAGCTACGTCTGTGACGGCAGCCAGAGGGGCAAGACTCATGCACTCTCAACCGCCTCACACCACGCCGCTAGATCGCTCTCGCGAAGTGCATCGAGTTCGGCAGAGCGCTTGAGCGCGCGGCGTGAGGCAGCGCGCCAAGAACGGCCATCAAGAAGCCTTCGAAGGGCCGTCTCCCAGCCGTCCAAGTCATCGCGCGCCACGAATACGCCAGCATCCCCAAGAGACTCGCTAAGGCCGTTTGTGGGGTTCGCAATGACCGGGATTCCCGAGGCCATAGCCTCCACTCCGACCCGACCCCATGACTCGTAGATCGAAGGCATCAGCAGAACCCGTGTCCTGCCGTACACGGCGTGCATGTCGCGTGGCTTCGTGTGTTCCACGATCTCAACGTTGGGAAGATCCTCGCGGATCTGAACCCCGTGAGCACCAACTACACCGAGGAACTGGACATCCGGCATTCGCCGGGCCAACTCGTAGAAGACCCGAGATCCCTTGTCCTCATTGAGGTTGATCAGCGTGACCTTGTCACCCGGCTTCGCGCGGTACTCGTCCGACAGAATCGGCGGACGCACAACGAGATGCCTCGGTACGGGCTGATACTGCCGTAGTTCATCCCTGAGCCATTCCGAGTTGTAGACCTGGTGAACGTCCATCTCGCCAGACCAGCCACGGGTATTCTCGTGATCATTGTGGAGAACGACGAAACAGGGTTTGCTCATCCAACGGGACAGGACGACGGCTCGGGCCGTGTTCTCCAAGTGAGCGACAACCACGTCGGCGGCCGGCATCAGCTCGATCGGGTCCTCTTGCCCGCGGTACGGATGAACCCGAATACCATCGATCTCGTATCCGTCATGCCGGAAGGCCTCTGTGAGCGGGGGCCGAGACTCCAGAACGTCAATCTCATGCCCCCGCTCGGCCAGTGCGCGGAGCATGGTGTGTAGCATTACCTCAGCACCGCCGTTTTGATGCGGGACATACCAATGCACCATGGCCAAAATGCGCACTAGCGAACCTCCTATGGTCAGGTCAGGGAAGCGACGGAGTTCATGACCGAGAACGGGAAGTAAGTTCCGCGCTTCTGGCCCAGAGCAGTTGCAGGGTTAGCGGTCGCGAAGCCAAGGCGCATAACGCATCGGAGAGCGACGGAATCCTGCTGCATCAGGTTCAGTACAATGGCGCCGGTGTTGTCCTGAATGACGCCGTCCGTGTGCATGGTCCAGGTGATGTCCTGGCGCATGCCGACAATTGCGTTATCCCACTGGCCGGCGATCAGAGCCGCCTTCGTGGGGTCGAATGCCGAGTTCCGAGCCTCCGAGGTCGGGAAACCGTAGAGATTTCCACCCGGGGTCCCATCAGTATTCGGCTGATAGATCGGAAGGCCCTGCGGTGAACGGTATCCGGCCAGCGTCCAACCGAATCCAGGGGAGGCAACGAAGCCATCGATCGAATAGCCCTGCTTAACGAGCTGGGCACCCATGGCAGTAATGCCGACTCCGAGATCCGGGCCGTTGGCGCCCGAGATCGTAGTAGGAGTCACCGTGTTGCCGGCCGCAGTAGCGGCGGTATAGATATCGGTAGACCAAGTGGTCGGACGGTTCACGCCGAAAAGGCACGCGGCATCGATGGCGATACCAAGCGCCTCAACAATCCGAGGCTTGACCTCGGCCCAGATGTCTACCTGAGCATCATCGAGGTACGCCATCGGGATAGGCACGATGACAGCCAATTCCTCCGCAACGAGCTGGACATTTTTCCACTGCTGCTGAGTAGTTGCCTTGAGTGAATAATCGGCACCGCCGGGCGTGCCGCCCGAGTTTAGGAAGTAGGCCTGAGGAAGCACCGACAGGACCGGCTGTCGCTGAGTAAGCGCGGACATCTGAACACGACGTGCGCGGGAGAGGATCGTAGAAGCTGTCGGAAGCTCCTGAATGATCTCAGCGGATACCGGCGTCGGGACGAGAGCCTCACCGCCGGCCGGGGAGCCAGCATTACGGAAAACGCCGGAGCCGTACTGACCGCCGGAAAACGGGCTAGTTGCCAAGGAAGTTCCTCCCATGAAAAAAGCCCGATCTCCGGGCTATGGGAGACGGGCTGAACGTTTAGCGGCCCGCCATGCGGCGGAACCATGTATTCGGATCCATCGGGGCGTTACTGCCCCTGTTGCCCTGTCCGAGATCCGGAAGGGGCGGAGTGGGAGTCTGCTGACCCATGAAAGCGAGAAGGGCGTCAGCCTGAGCGCCGAGAGTGGCCTCATCGGCACCGGTCAGGAGCTCTACGGGAACGTTCTTGGCGGCTGCCACGCGATATCGGGCCAGCTCCGCCCTAGCGGCGTTCGCATCGCTGAGAGCATCCTGAGCGGCTTTCTCGGCTCGCTCCTTTTCAGAAAGCTGGGAGAGCTTGATCTGATCCAGCTCCTCCCTGGCTGAAGCATTCGCCTTCGCTCGCTCTTCGTTCTGCCGCGAAAGCGCCTTCCACTTCTCGGCTTCCTTCTGCCAATCAGTTGGAGCGGTCGGCGAAGCCGTAGCATCGTCGCCAGGGGTAACAGGATCAGGGTTGCCGGCGGCGCCGGTAGGATCAGCAGTCATTTGTTCTCCCGTTTCGGGTCAGGCTGCCGTTTCGGCTGCCGGTGGAATGTCGGACGGGCCGCGAAACGCTTGCCCGCGGACCGTGAGAATCGGTCCGATCTCCCCGTGCATTCGTACTTCAAGGGGGGAGTCATGAGTAGTGGCGAATCCGAAGTAGGGAAGTCCGCCGGACGTCCTGTCTGTCACTTCACCGTCATGAATGACGTGACGATCGATAATCTGTCCCGGATCTCGCTCTGCCATGATCGGTGCGACTCCGCACCGGCAGTTGTTGTGAATCGGCATCAGGTCATTGACGTGATATCGCTGCGTGGCAGCGATTGAGCAGAGATCACAGGAGCGACCAGAG